CGCGGGCGTCATACCGAAATCGACATGGGCGATCAGGAGACCGGAGAAGCGGGCGAGTTCAAGGCCACCTTCGCCGTCGCCTACTACAAGCTGGTCTGGAATGGCCGCACTGAAATCGAGATCGACCCGATCAACATGGTCGAGATCGTCGGCGGCGTCGATCGCCTTGCCGAGCGCCGCGCTGCCCTCGGCATCTTCTAACCGATCCCGGCCCGGCGCAAATCGTCGGGCCGACCACCCCTGAAATCCGGAGAGTATCATGAGCGAACCCAACGCACCCGAATTCCGCACCGTCGCCCTCGACACACCAATCGTGCGGGGCGAGGCCAGCATTGATGAACTGAAGCTGCGCAAACCCCGTTCCGGCGAACTGCGCGGTCTGTCTCTGGTCGATCTAGGGCAGCTGAAGGTGGATAGCCTCACCAAGATCCTGCCCCGCATCACTGTGCCCCCGCTGACCGAAGCGGAAGTCGGCAATATGGAACCGGCGGACCTGCTGGCCTGTGGTGCGGAGATCGGCAGTTTTTTGCTGCAGAAGTCGCAGCGTGCGGCTGTCCTCGATCAGTAGACGACACGATGGCGGACGTGGCGATCATCTTCCATTGGTCGCCCGCCGTCATGGACGGAATGGATCTGTCCGAACTGATGGGCTGGCGCGAACAGGCCGCCCGTCGCTCCAAACCCCCTGAAAAGCCCGGAAAGCGATAATGGCGGACAAGAATCTTCGGCTCCAGATCATCCTTGAGGCGCTGGACAAGGTCACATCGCCTCTGAAATCCATCACCGGCGCGTCGTCCGCCGCGCGTCGGGATCTGGCAAAGACGCAGGAGGAACTGAAGTCACTCGGCGCGCTGCAGAAGCAGATCGGTAGCTACAAGTCCGCGGAATCGCGCTTCGCCAACGACACGCGCCAATATCAGGAACAGCAGGCGAAGCTGGCCCAGCTGCGCGCCCAGCTGGAGGCGACCGAAAAGCCGACGAAAAAGCTGCGCATGGAGTTCGAACGGGCGGAGAAGCAGTCTGCCCAGCTGGCTACGCGGCTCGATCAGGGCGGTGCCGAACTTCAGCAGCTGTCGGCCAAGCTGTCCGCCGCAGGTGTGGATGTGCTGGATCTGACCAGACATGAGGACCGCCTTGCCAACCGCACGGCCGAGGCGAACCGCGCGCTCAAGCAACAGACGGCGCAGCTGGAGAAGGTCAACCAGGCCAATCGCAATTCGGAAAAGCTGAACGAGATCAGCCAGAAGGCAACCGGCATGGGCCTCGGCATGGTGGCCGCTGGCACCGCCGCCGGTGCGCCGATCGTCATGGCGACCAAGCAGGCGATGACGCTGGAAAGCGCCATGGCCGACGTCCGCAAGGTGGTCGATTTCCCGACGCCCGACGCCTTCAACAAAATGTCCAACGACATATTGGAGATGAGCACGCGGATCCCGATGACGGCAGAGGGCATCGCCCAGATCGTCGCCGCCGCTGGTCGGGCCAACGTCCCCCGCGAGGAACTCATGAAATTCGCGGAAGATGCTGCGAAAATGGGCGTCGCCTTCGACAGCACCGCCGAAGATGCGGGCAACACCATGGCGAAGTGGCGGACCGCGTTCGGCTTGCCGCAGGACGGCGTGGTGGCGTTGGCCGACCAGATCAACGCCCTGACCAACAGTTTCGGCGGCAATGTCGGCGCTGTGACCGACATGGTGACGCGGATCGGCCCCTTGGGGAAGGTCGGCGGCCTCGCCGCGGCGCAGATCGCTTCCATGAGCCAAGTCCTGTCCAGCGTCGGCGTGGAATCGGAGATCGGCGCGACGGGCATCAAGAACATGATGCTGGCGCTGACCAAGGGAACGTCGGCCACGAAATCGCAGCAGGCGGCCTTCAAGGCGCTGGGGCTGGATGCCGTGCAAATGTCGAAGGACATGCAGCGAGACGCCGGCGGCGCAATCACCAACGTCCTAGAACGGATCCAGAAGCTGCCGAAAGAGGCGCAGGCCGGGATGTTGACGGAACTGTTCGGGTCGGAAAGCGTCGCCGCGATCGCGCCGATGCTGACCAGCCTCGACCAGCTGAAAACGAACTTCGCGTTGGTCGGCGACCGGAGCAAATATGCAGGCTCCATGAACAAGGAATTCCTGTCGGCCATTGCCACCACCGAAGGGGCGACCGGGCTGGCAGGCAACGCGCTTTCCGCGCTCAATATCACCATGGGCCAGTTTCTGCTGCCCACCATCGTCAAGGTGTCGGGCTATGTCTCGAAAGCGGCTGTCGCGGTGCGTGGATGGGCGCAGGAACATCCGGCACTGGCGAAGGGCATCATGGTCTTCATGGGCGCGGGGGCCGCGCTGCTGATCCTGCTCGGCGGCCTCGGGCTGGCGTTCGCCGCCCTGACCGCTGCCGCTGCGCCGCTGGGCATCGCCTTGGGGCCTTTGCTGCTGATCGTCGCGGCCATCGCTGCGGTCGCGGCGGCGGCCTATCTGATTTACGACAATTGGGGCGCCATATCGGCATGGTTCGGCGGCCTGTGGGAAGGGCTCAAGGCGATTGTCAGCGGCGCGATCAGCTTCCTGATCGATGCCTTCCTGACCTTCTCCCCGCTTGGCCTGCTGATCCGCGCCTTCATGCCCGCGCTGGCCTATCTCCAGTCGCTCAATTTCACCGAGATCGGCCGCAACCTGATCCAGGGGCTGATCAACGGCGTCGTGGGAATGCTTGGCGCGCTCAAATCCACCATCGTCGGCGCGGCCAGTTCCGTCGCCAACTGGTTCAAATCGAAGCTGGGCATCCATTCCCCATCCCGCGTATTTGCCGGGCTGGGCGGCTTCGTCATGGCCGGTCTGGATCAGGGGCTTGCGGACAACACGTCCGGCCCGCTGGCGCGGATCAGCGACCTGTCCGCCCAGATGACCCGCGCGCTCAGCGTGGGCGCGGTCGGAACGGCGATCGCCGCCGCATCATCGCCTGCCGCCGCTCAGCAGCCGGCCACCGCTTCGGCCAGTGCCGCAGCCCCAGCGCAGGCCATCTACAACATCACCATCCACGCGGGCAGCGGCGAGGCGCAGGACATCGCCGACAAGGTGCGCGAAGCCATCGAGCAGATCGAGCGCGAGCGGCGCGGGCGCGGCTTCGCGGACGAGTAAGGAGGGCACCTCATGCACTTGATGGCACTGGGCATGTTCCTGTTCGAGATCGGGACGCTGCCCTATGATGAAATGCAGCGGAAGACGGACTGGCAACATGCCCGTTCCGCCCGCGTCGGCGCGCGCGACGCGACGCAATTCACCGGCCCTGGCGACGAGACGATCAGTCTTTCCGGCTCGGTCTATGCCGAAATCGCCGATGGGCGCGTCTCGCTCGATGATCTGCGCAGCATGGCGGACGATGGCGAGGCGCTGCCGCTGGTTGATGGCCGGGGGACCGTCTATGGCAATTTCGTCATCACCGCCATTGATGAGCGGCACGCCTTCATGATGTCCGATGGCCGTGCCCGTCGCATCGACTTCGGCATAGATCTGCTGCGCGTGGACGATCCGGCGGCGGCCAATAACGCTTGAGGCTGCAATGAGCGAAAAGATCAACAACATCGCGGACTGGCGCGTGACGCTGGACGGCAAGGATCTGTCGGACCGGCTGCGCCCGCGCCTCGTCTCCCTCTCACTGTCCGAAAAACGGGGCGACGAAGCCGACCAGCTGGACATTGTGCTGAACGACACGGACGGCATGTTGGGGATCCCGAAGGAGGGCGCGGTGCTGGCCGTGCAGCTGGGCTGGAAACAGGGCCGCGACGTCACCACCGGCCTGATCGACAAGGGCAGTTTCAAGGTGGACGATGTTTCGCACAGCGGCCCGCCCGATCAGATCACGATCAAGGCCCGCGCCGCCGACTTCACCAGCCAGATCCGCAACCGTCGGGAGCAGAGCTGGAAGAACGCGACGCTGGGCGCGGTGCTAAAAGACGTCGCGGGCCGCAATGGCCTGACGCTCAAGGTGGCGTCGGATCTCGCGTCGATCGCGCTACCGTCGATCAGCCAGAGCCGGGAAAGCGACATTGCCTTCCTGCGCCGCCTTGGCCGCGAGAATGACGCCGTGGCGACGATCAAGGACAAGCATCTGATCTTCGCGCGGAAGGGCGCGGGCACCACCACCAGCGGGAAGGCTCTGCCGACCCTGACGATTCGCCGCACCGATGGCGACCGCCATAATTGGCAGCGGCAGAAACGGGACGGTCAGGAAGGCGTGACGGCCAGCTGGCACGACAAGAAGGGGGCGAAGCGCCAGACCTTCACCGTGGGCAAGGCCGATGGCGCGAAGAAGCTGCGGAAGGTCTATCCCGACGAGGCGTCAGCGAAGCGCGCCGCGATTGCGGAACGGGACCGACTCAAGCGAGCACCGGCGACCTTTGACATGAAGCTGGCGCTGGGCCGCGCCGACGCCATTCCCGAAGCCCGCGTGAACGTCAGCGGCTATAAGGATGAGATCGACGCGGCCACATGGCTGATTTCGGAGGTGACGCACCGGTTGGACAAGGGAGGCGGCTTCACGACCGATGTAAAGATGGAGACGGCTCCCTGATCTGGGGCTTTCAATCGTCTGGATCGAATGGAGCTACTTTCACAAGAACGTCCCTGTAAAAATGCGCCATGTTAATGCTTCTAGTCTCGGGACTATTTTGGAACGCGCGTACTGTCATTCCAGCTACCGCGTCGGCTCCATTGGCCTTAAATTCTCCTCTTGCCGCAACGCGAACACCTCTAGATGCCATGCTGTCGATGGCGTTGACATAATCAAAATCTGTGAGCCGGATCGAGGATTGCCTAATCTGATGCATAGATTCACTTATTATTACATCGTCGACGCCATATTCGATTGGGTCGACCAAGGAAGCTCGATTTTGATACTTGAGCGTGCAGCACTTGGCTAAATACGATGCATCTAGGACGCCTTTCGGGCGCGCCACGGAAATTGCGGCCCGCATTTTCTCCAATATTCGATCCGCTTCGCGTAAAGTTCGGCCAGTCATATTGAATACAACGCTAATGGCTTGGGCTGCGGTTCGACCGAAGATGTCAGGAGCAAAGGAATTTGCGGGAAATGGTTCGCGCAGCAGACGGTCCTCAATAAACCGATCCATGCGAACGGGCCTCAGGCTGTAACGATAATTGATGAGCCGTTCTAGGTAAGCCGCTGCGTCAAACCCGGCACCATATGCGCCTTCGATTGATTTGCAGAGCTGAGACGGTTCCATGCCCAGAACGAATACTACGCCAGGCACATCAAAGAGGTGCTTTATTTCCTCGAGAAGAGAGATCGCATACTGCGGATTGCATCGGTCAAGCTCATCTACAAATACAAAGATTGGCGGGCCTTTCTCGTCTCCTTTTATATTTTTGATGATCTGGGTCAAAGCAGATCGCAGCTGCGGAATGGCTGCAGAGGCTGATTTATGAAGTTCCAGCTCCTTCATAACAGCCCGAGTGCTCAGCCTTTCGATCTGAGAAGGTTTCTCATCTTCAAACGCTCCCAGCGCTGCCTCCATAGCAGCACTCCCGACCTCCCCAGCTTTATCGTCGTCGGTCGACTCTGTATGAGCCTCTGGCAACTCTAGCGCTTCGGCAAGGGCTTCCGCTGTCCCGGATCCCAGATACCGCTCGGCACCTTTCCGCAGCCCGCCCCTTACACCTGCGGCAACTAGGGCCAAACTGCGACCGTAAACCCGCGACGCCTTCTGCTTTAACCCAGCCTTCTTGATGAAAGGATCTAATGCTTGGTCCAATGCATGCATCAGCGCCATCATCGGGGTGCCTATGGTGTCGCTTTCCCATGCGTTGATAAACGCGACGGGATGCTCTTGCGCAAGAACTCTAGCCACATTTTGCAGCAGGTACGTTTTTCCTAGTCCATACTCTCCTTCGACAGCGAAGACGAAGCCTTCGCCAACGTTAGAGTTGAGGCGAGAGCGACCACGATCTTCGAGATATCTCGCAAGAAGATTTCCTTCGTCTGCTCTGCCCAATGTATCGTCGACCCATGGCAGCGAGTTCAGATCAAACAATTTACACTCCCTAAGGGTGATCGGCTTGTGTGCTGGATCTCAGGTTTTGCGCACGATCGCGACAACGCGGCCCAGCACGTGCAGTTCGCCATCGTAGGCGATCTCATCGCGCACACTCTGGTTGTCGCTCATGATCTTGACGGAGCCGTCCGCCATCTGACGCAGGCGCTTGACCATGCCGCTATTGCCGTAGGCGCAGGCCCAGATTTTGTCGGCGAGGTTGAGGGTCTGCTGAGAAGCGTCCACTAGCAGCAGGTCGCTGTCGAGGATCGTGGGCGACATGGAATCGCCAATCCCTTGGGCGAAATAGAGATGGTCGGGCGAAGCGCCCGTGTAGATCCTGATCCAATCACGGGAGAAATGCCGAACGGTGGTGGTGACGGGCACCTCCAGTTCAGTCGCACCCATGCCGTAGCGAAGGTCGATCTCTCGGACAGGGACCAACCCAAGCTCATTAGCGACAACTTCGGTCGAGGGAAGCGGAACATACCCATCAGCCGGATCGTCGGTTTCACCTTCGAGGTAGGCCACGGTTGTCTGCAATTCGCGAGCGATCTTCGGCAGATGGACCGAGTTTGACGATCGCCCGCTCGCCAGATGCGCAATGGTGCCTTGGGTAACGCCAACTTGGCGCGACAGCTTCGATTGGCTGATGCCGAGCGCCTCCATGCGGGCGCGGATGCGTTCAGAGAGAGCCACGCAATCTACCTATTACCGAATTTATAACGCGCCATCGTATTTTGCTACTTGACCCATCTATTATTTTGGTAATAGGTGCGCCTATGAGCAACAAACTCACCCTTTCTCAGACGCTTGCCTTGGCCGTCCAGCGCGCCATTGCGCCTGCCGGGAGCGAAGCGCTCTCTCCCTTCCAAGCTCTTCAGCTTGCGGTTGATCTAGCGGGCGGTCAGTCCGCCATGGGCCGCATTTGCAAGAAGGCACAGCCTACGGTCTGGAAGTGGCTGCAAACCTCCAAGCGCCTACCTCCCGAGCACGTCCTAGCTGTCGAGGCCGAGACTGGCGTGTCCCGTCATATACTTCGCCCTGACATTTATCCCCTTTCCCTGCCCACCGAGGGCATCGACCCCGGTGAAGAATGTGGGGGCATCTTACCGGGGCAGCCGGGCTTGGTCGCTTGCGATCGGATCGTCAAAATGCAACGGAAGGACATCGCCTGATGGCTGGCCCTCAATATCGTCTGCGGGGGCGCTATGTCTCACGCGGCAGCTTCAGTGTGCCCGAGGAACTCACATTGCGTGATGAGCCGGCGCCCGCTCCCCAATTGCCGCGTTGGTACAGCCTCGCCGCGTTCCTGGTCATGAGCAGCGCGACGATCTTCGCTCTGTGCGCCATTGGGAGGCCGGGAGCATGACCAAGGTGCGCGCCCCCCTGTCCTTCGCCCTTGCCATCACCACGGCTGTCGGCCTCATTGGCTGGGAGCAGGCGGCGAAGATCACCCGGCGGTCGAAGCGGGCTGTCCGCTATTGGAGCGAAAGTGACAAAGCCATGCTCCCGACGCTGGATCAGGCCATCGCGCTAGACCGGCAGTTCATGGAGGCCGGAGGCGGCTTCGCGCCGATCCTCGAATCCTATGCCCTCCAGCTGAACATATCGCTGGTCGATATGCTGGCCTGCCGCGAGGCGCTGGCCGACGACATCGCCCAGGCAACGCAGGAATCGGCGGACGCGATCAGCAGCAGCATCCATGTGACGCTGCCCGGCGCATCGCCCACCGAGATCTATCACGCCATCAAAGAGACCGAGGAAGCACGCGGGGCGATGAACCGGCTGCTGACCCGTCTCAAATCCTTTCTGCCCGGCAATGGTGCCGCGCAGTGATTAACGGGGGAAAGCTGATGGCGGGACTGCCTCACGTCACTTGTCCGGCCTGCGGGGGCCGTGCCCATTCTAGGGCCGTAGGGAAAAACAGCACGCTCTATCGAGAGCTCTATTATCGCTGCCGCAACCCTGACGCCTGCGGACATGAATTCGTTGTCGAGATGGTCGCGGTGCGCAGCACCAAGGCGAGCCGCTTCCCGACGCCGCTGGCCGTGCTTCCACTCACCACATGGCACGCCGCGGCGAACGACCACGCCGACAATGACAACGGGCCGCCCAGCGAGCCTGCCAATGCCGCCGCCACTCAGACCTAGCCGCTCGGCCTAGCCGAAACGGTCCCGACGCACAGAACCCAGCCCGGCGCACCCCATCGCCGGGAACGGTCCCTTATTGCCTGAGAAGCCCTGTTCCCATGCGTGAAGACATACTGCGCGAAGTCACAGCCCGCCTGACCAAAGACTATAATCTCCGCGAGCGTGGCGGCTTCCTGCGCGAGGGGAAGTGCCCCCAATGCAACGACAGGAAGGCGCTGTGGACGCCCGCAGGCCACCCATGGGTGCTGCGCTGCGGCCGCGTCGAGAAGTGCGGGTGGGAAGGCGAAATCAAGGCGCTCTATCCGGAAATTTTCGACGACTGGTCGAAGCGTTACAAGGCCACCAAGCAGAACCCCAACGCCGCTGCCGACGCCTATCTGATCGCCGCGCGCGGTCTCGATATCGCGCCGCTCAAGGGCGCCTATAGCCAGGAATGGTATCAGGATCCCGAACTGAACATCGGGTCGGCAACCGTGCGATTCCCGATGCCCGGCGGCGGCTATTGGCAGCGCCTGATCGATCAGGCCCATCGCTTCGGCGACAAGAAGGCGACCTTTTCCTATGGCGGCGGTTATCGCGGGCAGGTCTGGACCTATCCCGGCGACACCATCGAAACGCTCGCCCGCGCCAAGGAAATCTGGATCGCGGAAGGCATATTCGACGCCATCGCCCTGCGGCAGAATGACATCGTCGCGGTGTCGGCCATGTCCTGCAACAACTTCCCCAAGCAGTTCCTGGCCGATCTGCGCAAGGCCATCGGCGACGATCCCGAAGCCGGGGCAGGGCCGCGCCTGATCTTCGCCTATGATCAGGGCGCTGCCGGTGTTGAATATACGATCTCGCATGTGGCCGAAGCCCGGAAGGCTGGCTGGGTCGCGGGCGCTGCGCAGGTCCGCATGGATGGCGAGGGCGAAAAGCGGGACTGGAACGACCTGCACCAGGCCGATCGGCTCAAGCCCCAGCATGTCGAGGAATATCGCTGGGCGGGCGACGTGACGATCGCGGGCACTGCCGACGAAAAGGCGTTTCTCATCTACAAGCGGTTCAAGACCGCTTCTTTCCCCCTGATATTCAACCAGCGCCAGCTGTGGGCATCCTTCTCGCTGGAGCGGATCGAGAGCATCCTTGAAGGGCTGCGCGAGACCGATCCGTCAATCCGCGACCTTCCCTACGAGGAGCAATGGGAAAAGGCCGCGCGTCAGGCGGCGGACATCACCGAACTGGCGAACTGCACCTTCCGCACCCTCTATTTCCAGAAGGACGCCTATCTGGAGGAAGGGGCGTATTTCCTGCGCATCGACTTCCCCCGGATGAAGGGACAGCCGCGCCGGGATTCGGTGAAGGCCACCTTTTCGGGTGCGAACCTGTCCGCCGGCGCCGAGTTCAAGAAGCGCCTTTCATCGGTCGCCCCCGGCGCGCAGTGGACCGGCGCGACCGGGCATCTGGACAAGCTGATGCAGCGCCAGTGGGCCAGCATCCGCATGGTCGAGGCGATCCAGTTCACCGGCTATTCGATCGACCATGAAGCCTATCTGCTGGGCGACATCGGCGTCAGTCAGGGCAAGGTCGAGAAGGTCAACAAGGACGACTATTTCGTCTTTTCGCGCAAGGCGGTGAAGCTGCGGACCGCCGATCGGCTGCTCAGGATCAACTATGATGCGGACCGGCTCAATCTCGATTGGGTGCAGCCCGTCTATGATGCTTGGGGGGCGAAGGGCTATGTCACCCTGACATTCTGGGTACTGTCCCTGTTCGCCGAGCAGGTCCGCGCCATGCAGGAATCGCTGGGCTTCCTCGAAGTGACCGGCCCTCCCGGCACCGGCAAGACCACGCTGATCGCCTTCCTGTGGAAGCTGATGGGCCGCGTCGGCAATTACGAGGGATTCGACCCGACCAAGGCCACCAATGCCGGCATCGCCCGCACGCTGGGGCAGGTCGGCAATCTTCCGGTGGTGCTGATCGAAGGCGATCGGACGCAGGACACCCCGCACAGCCGCCGGTTCGAGTGGGACGAACTCAAGACCGCCTATAACGGGCGTGCGGTCCGTACCCGCGCCATCGCTAACGGCGGCATGGAGACGTTTGAGCCGCCTTTTCGGGGCGCTATCGCCATCGTGCAGAACGACCCGGTCGAGGCGTCCCCGGCGATGCGCGAACGCATCATGGGCCTGACGATCGACAAGTCGAATTGGGGGGCGCACACCCGGACCGCCGCCGAGAAGATCAGTCGGTTCGAGCGCGACGACGTGTCGGGCTTCATCGTCCACATCGTCCGCAACGAAGCGAAGATCCTCGAATGCTACCGGGAGCGGTTCGCCCAGCATTACGAGGCGATGCTCAAGCAGCCCGGCGTCCGCAACGACCGCTTGGCGAAGAACCATGCCCAGCTGGCCGCCATGTTCGACGCCATGCAGATCGTGGTGCGCAACGTGCCCAGATCCGCGGCTGATGCCACCCATGATTTTATCCGGGAAATGCTGACCGAACGGCAGCGCCTGGTCGAACATGATCACCCCCATGTCGAGCTGTTCTGGGAGCGGTTCGATTGGATCGCGGCGCAGGAATCCGACACGACGGACCGGCCCATTGATCACAGCCGCACCAACGACGTCTTCGCGATCAACCTTGTGCAGTTCGAGCAGAAATGCGGCGATCTGCGCCTGTCTCTCCCCCCGATGAACGAACTCAAGCGCCTGCTGCGATCCAGCAAGGCCCGGAAGTTCCTCGCTCACAAGCCGGTCAACTCCCGCACCGGCAAGACCGTCAACTGCTGGGTCTTCGCACGCCCCAGCGCAACCCCCAACGCATGAACAGGACGGCAATCATGCAGGCTCAAAATGTGGCATCCCCAGCGCCTCTAATGCGCATGGCCGCCGTGCCCGACGGCAAGGGCGGCATCGTCCACCAACTGGTACCCGCGACCGCCGAGCCGGTCCGCAAGGGCAAGAAGAAGCGGCACGTTCCCGATCCGATCAAGGCCAATCCCGACGCCGCCGCCCAGCAGCTGCGCCAGCTGATCGAGCGGATCGAGAATATCGACGCGGATATTCTTGCCCTGCTCGATGACCGGAACGACGTCTATCAGGAGGCGAAAGCCACCGGCTACAGCAAGAAGGCCATGCGCGACATCATCGCGCGGCGGAAGAAAGATCCCAACGCCCTCCAGGAAGAGCAGGCGATCCTCGACACCTACCTGACCGCGCTGGGGCTCGATTGATGCGCCGTTGGTCTCATCCCGCTCTCCATCCCATGGGCTGCGCCTGTGATACCTGCGCGCCCGGTGGATCCGGCAACCGCCGCACCGGCCTGGCGATCAGAGGCGCGATCCGCGCGCTTTTCCTGATCGCGGCCCTGTTCGCCATCCCCTTCATCATCGCCCACGCACTGGCCAGCGCCAAGGGAGAAAACCATTGAACATGATCCCCACCTTCGCCCGCTTCATCTTCATCTGTGCCGATTGCGGAAGCCAGCAGAACAGCCCGACGCAGGCCGTGCCCAAAGGCTGGGCGCTGATCGCCATGGACTGCTCCGGTGCGCCGTTCGTCCGCTGCCCAGACTGCGCCGCCAGTGTCGAGCAGGCTCAGCATGATCGCATGACCGACTACATGACCAACATGCACCCGCCGCAGGTTACGCCGCCGAGCAGGCTGACGCTGGAGGAGCATACGGCGCTGACCTTCCTGTCCGAAGGCCCGCGCTCCATGACATGGCAGATCGCCAACGCCTGCGGCCTGACCGTCGGGAGCCGGTGCTTGCCGCAGGCCCGCAACATGCTGCGCCGCCTCGAACGCTGGGGGCACATCAGCCGGAACGAGATGTTCGGCCATCATATCAGCTGGTCGATCACGGACGCGGGCCGGAAGGCGGTGCAGCCATGACAGCCGCGCCGTGGGCCATCACTACGGATGAGCATTGGACGGCGATCGTCGCGGTTTGCGAAAGCCGCGACGCTTCATGGTCCGAAGAGATCCGCAAAGCAGGCAATGGTGACAAACGCTGGCGTCTGACGGAGGCCCGCGACGCCGACATGACGCAGTGGCACATTCTGGCCGTGCTGATCGCTCGCAAGCTGGGGATCCCGACGCTGATCCGCGAGGAACTGACCGGCGTGGGCCGGCCACCCAATCCGACCGATCGGGAAGGCTGGCTCGGCATCGTCGCCACCGCGCGCCGCGCGCTCGACAAAGCCGTCGCCGACACCCCGCATTATCGCAACCTCTACGCCATCTGGCGCTGGGCCCACCTCTATGTGCAGGTCTGGGCGATCCCCCTGCTCGAACTCCGCGCCGCTAAAATTGAGCACAGGAACGCAGCATGAGTGACCCGGTCCTGCTGACGCCGTTGGAGGCCGCGAAGCGCCTCCATATCAGCGACAAGACCTTGCGTCGCATTCGCCAGCAGGGTCATATTCGTTACGTCGCCATCACAGAGCGCAAGATTCGTTACCGCCCGGAGGACTGCGACGCCTATGTGGCGGCCCGCGTCCGCGAGGAACCTGAATGTCCGTCTACAAGCCGAAAAACTCGACCATCTACCTCTACGATTTCCAACATCGTGGTCGGCGATTTCACGGCTCGACGGGCCAGAAAACGAAGCGCGAAGCCGAAAGGGTAGAGACGCGCAGGCGGGCAGAGGCGGCGCTCGACATCAAAAA